GATGCACAGATGGTCTCAACGGTGTCAAGAATCCATCGGTTGGTTTGGACGTTGCCGGGGGGCGACCCGCACACCTTCAGGGTCACGGTCACGTCATCGACGGCGCGCGCGATCTGCGTGAACGTCGGCAGTTCCACCATCACAACCTTCGGCCTCACGGCCCCGGCTCATGCGCCCACGGGACGTTGATAGCCGTCAGCGCGGTGGTCACCTTCGTGACCGCGTCAGACAGGAACGAGGCCATCAGCCGACCCCGGGGCGCTTACAGCCCAACAGGGCCAAAATCTGCCCGAGGGACTGCTGCGGGACGACCCCGAACCCCTGTGCGTCGAACGATGCGTAGCCGTCCACCGCACCGCGTTGGCGGTACAACTGGGCGGCGTACATGATGACCCCGAGAATCACGTCGTTTCCGGGGGCCACGTTCGGGTGGTCCTGATAGCCCGCCCGGGAGCGGTAGTACCAGCACCTGTCGTTAGCGGCATCGACGCAACGGTCGAGGAACGTCTGGTCGTCGCCGGTGGCGTCAAACCCGAGCCAGTTCTCCACGTCTGCGGAGGTGGCCCACGTCGTTTCGAGGTGGAGTTGCCCCCACACTTCTTGCGACGCCACGGTGAAATTGCCGTGCGAATACTGCACCGTTTTGAGGGTGGCATTGACGGCGGTGATGGTCTCGTTCAGGGTGTTCCACGACTGGGTCGGCAGGCCGCCGATGTCCACACGGGAACCGACGAGGATTCCGTTCACGTCGGACAGGGTCAGCGTGAAGACACCAGACGTCGCCTCGATGTTGGTCACCGTTTTATCGATGCCAATCGGGAAGGTTGGTGCTGTCACTACTGACCCTGTCCTGCGCTACTTGTCGGGTCAGGCGATCTTGACGAACTTTGCCGCGTCAATCATGAGCGTGGCGAGGTAGCCACGGAACGCGATTGTGCGCGACAGCGAGCCGTCGTTGGCCTCGGCGCTGATGGCGCCCTTCTGCTGCTCAAAGATTTCGAACCCGTCGGCGTTGCCCACGGCGAGGAAATCGCTGTTGTAGGGGGTGACGACGACCGAAAGGCCGAAAGCGTTGCCGACGAGCGTGCCGGGGGACACGTTGCCGTAGGCGTTCATCGGTCCGACCTGCGGGAACAGCGGGCGATCTGCGGTGTCGCTCAACTTGCCGAGCGCGCCCCAGTAGGACGGGCTGACGAACATGTGCGTCGGCAGATGGCTCGATGCGTTCAGGATGGTGACGGAGCAGTCGTAAACGAAATCGGCCCACGCGGCGGGGTCGGTCACGTCAAACGCGGCTTGCGTGGTGCTGATGCCAGCCTCGAGCGCCGTCTCGACGACGGTTTCGGTCTGCTTGGCGTAGACGCGGGCCATGTCGTCCAGAAGGACGCTGAGGACCTCGGGCTGCGACCAGTCCATGGCCTCTTCTGAAAGCCTCACATAGCCGCCATAAACGGCTTTCGTCACCTGATTGTCGGTGATGACAAGCGTGCCCTGATCAAGCGCGACGTTCTCACCGTTCGAGAGACCGATGGTGGTGTGGGTGGTCACCGACGGGCGGATAAAAACCTTGCCACCCTGCGGCATGGCCTTAGTGCCGATGGCGTCAATGACGGAACGACGACCGATCAAGCCGTTGTAGACCGGCGCCACAATCGGGGTCGGGAGGACGCCGTCAAGGTCGGTGGTCACCACGTTCGGGGCGGCGGCACGGACGGGAGCGCGAACTCTCGCTTGGCCGAGGCCCAGATAGGGGCGGTCGGGACGACGGCAGGTGCCGCAGCCTCAACCACCTCGGGGGTGTTTTCGCTCATGTCTGAATCTCCTTCGGATTGGGGAGCGGGGGTTTCGTCTGCCACCTCAGCGGTGGCGGCGATCTCTGTAATGACTGCACCCTCAAACGCCGGGACGGCAACGAGGGACAGTTCGACCAGTCGGGCGGCGGTCACAACCATGACCTCGCCTTCGTAGTCCCATTTTTCGGGGATGGCACCGACCGACACGGAGTCGTAGGCGCCAGCCTTCACCAGTGCGACAGCGTCGCGGGCGGCGGCGGTGTCAGCGAACGTGGCCTCAAACTCAAGACCTTCGGCGCCGTCGGTGATGGTCACCGTGCCGCGCAACTGGGTCAGGTCGTGATTCTCAACCAGTTTGGCAGGGCGCTGATTCACGTCAAACGCGCCCTTCTGGAACGAGACGACGGTGCCGTCCGAAACACGCGCCGAGATGGGCGCCCACGGGACAGCAATGCCAGCGATCCGTGCGGGGCGGGCCTCGTCGCCAGCTTCGGCGATAATGAGGTCGGGGTCAGCGTGAAACTTCAGCATCTTCGCTCCTTTGACGAGCAGAACGCTCGACTGCGATAGGGGAATCATCCATCGACTCTCCGATGTATGACTCGATGTCAAACTCAACGAACCGGCCCCGGGGCAGAATGGTGTCTGCCGACAGGGTCTGCTCGATTACGTCAAGGTAGGGCTTGGCGCCGTAGAGGTACAACTGCAAGCGGGCATCTTGGGCGTTCTGATACGTGAGGCCGCCCACGTCAATGCCGAGCAGCCACGGCGGGATGTTCGCCACACGCGACAGTTCCAACGCCTGATACTGGCGTTGCTCACCCAACACGTCGATTTGGTCGCGGGTGTATTCGTGGAACTCCACCAGATCGTTCAGGGCGAACATGACGTTCTGCTTACGGGCCGACGCCAACGACCCGGCAAGATCAGCCAGTTCTTCACCGGACAGGGTTTCGCCGCCCTTCTGCTGCAACCAGCCCGGGGTCTGCTCCAACGTTGCCATCTTGTCGATGGCCTGCTGAAGGTAGAACGCCGTGTTGATGGCCTTCTGTCCGGAGTAGGCCACACCCATGATGGGGGAAATGAACTGCACCACGTTGAGCGGCTCCAGTTGCATCCCGTTGAACTCAATCTCGGGGGACGGGCCGAACCACACCGGGCCCGCTTGGTCGGGGGTGCTCACGTTGGCGTACGGCAGCCAAGTAAACGACGCCGGAAACCCGTTGGAATACCGGGTCGTGACATACCAGAACGCCCGCCCATAGAGGTACAGATCCGTAAAGGTGTTCACGAGAATAAAGTTGCGGGTCACCTTCGGGTCGGGCTTGTCCATCCACGTCTCAAGCGGGAGGTAAATCTCCTCGTAGTCCTCCCCGGTCCATTGGCGGGTGTACTGCTTGAAGGGGATGGCGCCGACAATGGATGCAATCAGGTCGTGGGCGCGGGAGATGGTCGGAACGGTCAGCGCGATGCGCTCCGAACTGTTCGTCATGTAAGACAGGAACTGGCCTACCCCGACCGAACCCGCGGCAGCACGAACAGGGGCCTCAGCCCCATACGCGGCGGTTCTGACTTTCTTGCGCAACGCCATGTAATACCGATGCTAGCAGTAGCAAGCACCTGTTACAAGGTTTGCTAGCGGGCAATCCCGAGAGTCGGTTTCCCGGCGTTCTTCGGTTTCACGACGTAGCCCGCCGCCGCAATGAGACAACGGCACAATTCGATAGGGCCGGGGGATTTCTGCGACGACACCACCACCGACCCGTTGGCCCGGACCAGCACCGCCCGGTTCACATGCTCCGCCAGCATCTGCTCGCCGTGGTGCCGGAGCCTGCCCTCGGCAATCAGGTTCCGCACCAGCGGGGTCGCCTTCAGCAGTTCCCCATAGCCCCACACGATTGTCCGTTTCCGCCATTTTTCGGGGAGCATCAGTTCCAGCGACGGGGTGACAGCCAGTTGCAGGGTCGGGTCGGCGGTCATCTGCCGCTCGACCTCGGCCCATAGATCAGCGGTGTGTTCTGCCACCAGCCCGACGCTGGCGACGATGTTTTCCCCGTCGGACCCCACCCGAGCACCCACATAGCGGGTCTCATCCACCGACGAATCGACAGCCAGCACTCCGCCCGCAGGCTGCGGGTCGTCGGTCTGCAACTTGGCCCACACCCCGGGCGCAATCCACGCATTAGCGGCAGACACCCACAGGTTGCAGTGCGCCCGCAGGAACGACGTCTTGTCGGGGGATGCC